GTTGCTATTGCAGATGTGCTAAACTGTGCTCTATATGCCTTAAACGTAACATCTTTAGTATTATCAGCTTCCCAAGATGTACCATTAGATGAAGCAAAGAACGCGCCTCTTTCTGTAGAAGTTGATTGAGTGTAGTAAGCTGTTTGTTTACCATATTTGTACTCTAAAGACTTAGCTGTATACATTTGATACTGACCAGCGGGTGCTGATGTGTAAAGAACAAATGATACTAGAGTGTTTGCAGGAACATATACTGGTTCTTCAAACTCAAACTTATATTCCGGTGGAGATGCATAGAAAGTGGTTGCATCTGTCGTTGCACCTGTTATTGTGTTGCCAGTACCAGGTCCCGCTGTTACTCTCGTACCAGGAATATATCTTTTAGCAGAAGGAAAACCACCTTCTGTTGTAGGTCTTAGTTCCAGTGTAATAGGATAGCTACTACTCACTGAAGCAAAGAAAATGCCTATTCCAGTAAGAACAGAAGCTTCATCAACAACAAAGGTTTGTGCGGTTGGATTAGCCTGTTGTGTTAGTTGTAACGCTGCTGTCATTTTTTAGTCACCCTGTTTTTTTCCAATCTTTGTTTTTAGTTACGTTGGTGTGATCTGGAGTACCATCACCTTCCCACGTATAAGTCCCCTGCAGAGTACCATTAGCTCCTCCGTAAACCGTGGCAAACTGACTAGTGCTACCATGATCATTATCATTACCACCATCGTTGTAAACGGGGGGTGGATCCACCCACACAGTATAGTTTTCCTGTTCAACCCATTGCCAATAGTTCTCATACTGACCAAAGCCTCTAAATATTGCTGTACCCAATGATAATGATTTGTCTTTGTCAATATCATAGGTGTCTTTTACCATAAGTTCATGTCCTGATAGCTTAATACGCCATTTGTATGTGGAATTAGACTGAAGATAGAATACCCCTTTAAGAACTCCATTTGCATCTGAATAAAGTGGATCAGATGCTCCACCTTGTGCAGTAGCTCCACCATATGTTAAACCACCACCAGATGGAAACTCAGTTGCATTAACAAATCTTTCACCAGGTTCTTTTAGTACAGAGTTTCTTCCAGCTGAGTTATAGTTTGCTTTTGTATAGCTAGTGTTAGCAAACTTTGTCACTTCTTTGCCACCAAAAAACATCCAGTGCGGAACGCTTGGTCTCAAACCAGTAAACTCAAAATAAATAAACTTTGGTCTATGAACAGGAATAATATCATAGCCTAGAGTTCTAGTCTTAGTTACATTTCTCGTTTTTGTTACATAAGGCATTCTATTTTCCTATTAATACTTAATCGGTTGCATACCTGGTTTATAATAACGATCGTGCTGTTCCGACAGGGTGGGCTTCTGCCTATATGGTGAAATGGCGATTTTAGCTTCTGTGGTTATTTCATTAGTACCAGGTATAATCAGGGATTCGTTATATTTGGAAGTATAGCTCTCATCCTGCAATCTTCTAACTGTAAAGTAATCACCTTCAGGAATAATCAAGGATGATGCTACGTGTTGAGCAAGTTCAAACTGATTTACGTTCTCATATCCAGTTGCAACTGTTTGGCTAAAGTCAGCTACTTCTTCTGTATATACTGGCCAGATAGTGTTACCTTTAATCACAGTAGTATTTAATGATAAATCAGAATCGTATGTTAAGCTAACTGCCCTAAAATATTTTTGACTTGAAAGAAGCCCACCACCCATAAATCCACGATAGTCAGCATCACCTATTTCAGATTGATTTGCATTAAAGAAACCATCACCAGACAAGCCTTGCGTTGATCTGATTGTGTTAGTAGTTGGATCGATAACTTGTATTTTTGCTAACTCTTCTTCTGTAGAAGTTAATGCTGTAAAGTCTTCAACGTTTCTTAAACGATCATCCATTCTTCTAATGTCAGCCATTTTATAACCACGATTGTCGTAAGTATATGTTGCAACGTCATTTCTATTGAATGTAAATGGATTGAATGTTAGTTCGTGGAGAAGCATATTTTCTTGTGGTATCCCAGTTGGAAGACTAGGGGTGGTATTCGGTACGCCTTTATGATATTGTAAAGAACCATTGGGAGCTAATGAAATCACATCGATTCTAGGATTCCAGTATTGTGCAGTTCCAATAGTTACAGTATCACCATTTCTAGGCAACCTTTGAATTCTTGATACACCACCAGTAAACTTACCAGTTGATGGATTTTTCATTGGACGAATATCAATCACATCCGATAGTCTGTAGGTCTTACCAGTATTGGAGTAGAAATATGGAATCTGATCGTAAGTAATACCAACATACGATTGAGCATCAAAGTAACCAATCTGATTAGCTGGAACAGTATCATGTTCAAAGTAACGATACTCTGCCCAAACAGTACCAGCAGGTGCAGTGACACCAGACTTTAGTGTAGCTCTACCAGCATCATAATAGTTATCTCTTTGACCGTTGTCAAATCTATATTTGTATGTTATATCTTCCCCAGTTGCATCATCATAGATTGCGTTGAACTGGAAGATATCTGTTTTAGTAAATGTGACAACACCATTAACTGGTGTCAAGCTAGAGTCAACCTGCCATGTTCCATCTGATGGTGTCAGTGTTTTTTCAAGACGTTGACAAGAAGCTGATGGATATGTTTCGTATGCAAGAAGTGTAAATGCACCATCTGGTACACCAGTGATTGTCGCACTGTTTGATCCTGCACCACCTGCTGTTAAAGCGACTGGTGATGTCAATGCACCACTGCTATCTACAGAGTAGATCCACTCTTCCGTATCTGCAAATGTTGTTCCTGTTGTTGAAGTAACAGTAGTTGTTGCACCAGACTTAGTACCTGTGATTAGTTTCTGAACAACCATTGAAACTGTATCGGCAGAATATGCTCTTTGTTGCTTTAATGGAAATAGAAGATTGTTTTCGTCTTTATCGAACAATCCATACTCACCACTAACAGCTTTCAAGTTTGCATAGTTATCGCTGTCTATACCAAATGATCTGATCTCTGATACACTTTTCCCAGAATTCATCTGAACGTCAAATACATGAGTTCTGAAATCATCACCAAATTTATCTAAGTTTCTTACTTTTGCTTCACCAATAACAGTTCCGCTTGCCGCAATATTAACTTTGTCATATAGGTTTACATGTCCATATGAGTCAGCAAATCTACTGACTAAACCAAATGTGCTATCTTCAGATGATAGGAAATAGTTACCATATTTTGCAGCAATGATTTCTGATGAAACGGTATTTAAGTTTTGAGTGTTTGTTGCATCATTTGGTTTTCTTACTCTAAATGGTACATTATAATCTCTTTCGATTCTGTTACCATTAACAAATGCTGTACCACTAGAAATCTCCATTGAAAGGAAATTTGTTGACGCACTATCTTCATTAACTGTAAGATCAAACATCCCACCTTGCTTGTTCTCAATAAAGTCACCAGTAATACTTTCAGTTCTTGCAGAAACGATTTCGTTTATTCTACCAAGAGTTTTATCAGGAGTTTTAAGAACTGATACGGTTCCGTTTACAATTTTAAATACTTCGTAGAAAATATCATCAATATCTGTATCGGTTTTCTTTACTAGTTCAAGAGTAATCTTTAAGCGATCTGCACCAGGTGAAGTGAGGTTTGGAGTTGCACCTGAGTTATCATAAAGAGCAACATTATCACTTGCAGTAATGATTTGTTCTGTTACCTTAAATCCAACAATACCACTATAGGTATTACTTGTCGCATCTAAAACAAGTGTCTGTGCTTCAGTTGTTATTAAGTGACCTGCTGCATATGTGTCAAATGATGGGGTTTCAATCAAAGAAGACTTACCAACCGCATCGTTTGCATTCAAGATAGTTGCAGATCCTAAAGTCGTTGTGATACTTGTATTTTTAGTAAAGGTATATGGATCAGCAGGGTTTGTTGCAATTGCACTAGATGTTCCATCAGCTTTTGTCAACCTAACAATCAGAGTGCCTGGGGGAGTTTCTGTTGCTGTATTGTCAGGTAAGACTGCCTTGACTTGTGCAAAGATAATATTATTATAGTTAATCTCTGTTCCTTTTAGTGCAGTATAACCAGAAGGAAGTGCGGCAACTTTTATGTAAGTATATGACGTTGCATTTGTACCAGATGCTAGTGTACCTGAGTTATTAAAGATAGACCCTTCACTGACAACAAACTTAGCAAGTCTTTCAACTTCTTTTTGAATAATAGTTTGCATCTGCGTAAGTTCACGCGCTTGCAATGCTCTACCATTGTTGAAAAGGACACGATGAAAATGATCACTATCTCTATAGTCATCATTATACTGACTTAAAAATGTTGTACTTGATACGTTAGTCGCCATTGTATATCCTTAAAGTTTTATAACTAGTTTAATATCGTCTGTGCTTGCTGTGGTACGGGGCTGTGCCGCATCATTACTTACAAAGAAAACATCACCAGAAAATCTATCAACGTCTGGTTCTATGTTATGTAGCTCTACTGTTCTACTATAGGTTCCGACTGAAACGTTTTCACCTACTCTGAATGGAGTAAAGCCTGTGTACTCATCTTGGTGATACCAAACTGTCGAATCTTCAATGAAGTCAATCCATGCATCTGCATTACTATCACCAGACAGACGAATGTTGTCACTAAAATCATATGAACTTGGAATAGGTTCTGTTACTGTAAGTTTTCTTAGTGCTGTCCCTGCTGTACCTGTGAACTTAGTTCCTGCACTGTCAGTTGGGTTGCGCCACAATGCAACTTGTCTATAGTCTTGTCCACCAACAACCCAAGTTCCGTCAACGCTTCCTTCTGGTTTGATGTGGAACATGATTGAGGTAGCACGTAAATCTTCTCTTGCGTCTGCGCCAAGACCATCTTTATGTGCAAAAATAGGAACGATATCTGCACTGTCATTACCTGTCGCAGTAGACACTCTTACATTTGCATAGTCATAACCTGAACCCATAGCTGTAGCTAGTGGAGTATATCCTGATACACCAACATTAGCACTATCACCGACTTCAACAGCTTTGATAACACCACTACCGTCAACTACTACTCTTGCAGTAGCACCAGTACCATTACCAACGATAGTTAGAGTGTCACTTGAGTCATAGTTAAGACCGCCGTTTATAACTCTGTAACCAATAATCTGACCAGGAACTGCTGCATTTTGAATAGTATACTGACCAAAGTATGGATCAGTTGGAAGTGCTGAATCAACATACTTAACGGGCATAAAGTTAGATGTAACAAAGAAGTTTGTATCTGCTGTAGAAATAGTGTACATATATTTCCAAATGTAACCATCAGTTTCAATAGGAAGTGTTGTATCAGTATGGTCTGGTTTAACTGTAGAAACCTGAACATTACCTAAAGAGTCTTTACCACTTCTAATACAAACATAAACATTGTTGTCTGCTGTACGCACATAATATGGAGTTGCTGGATGCCCAACAACGTTATCATTATACTGTGCATATTGTGAGTTAGCAGTCCAATCATTAACAGGTATAACAAAAGAAAAGGCTTCAATGGCTTTTACAGACTGAACATTATATCTAAACTCTCTTTCTTCACGTTCATCTGGTAACGGTGAAGTTGCTGCATCTAAAGCACCAGTAGGATCCCATGTCTGAGATTTACCAACAGCGATATAATAGTTGTTATCTGAGTCACCTATTTTTGTACCAGTTGCTTCATCAAACAACTGTGTTAAAAATAATCTTTTAATCTTATCTGAAATTATAGCTGCCATTTTGTTTTCCTATGATATTGACGCTGTACCGCCAACTTTATACCAGTTAGAGCCATCAAAAATTAATGTAGCCGTTTGGTTAGCCGTGAAGTCAACTGTTGTGCCTTGTAAAAAGTTAGAAGGAGTTATTGTTTGTGTGCCTGAGTTTGTATCTCTGATTACGTGTAGAATAGTACCAGTAGTAACTGCATCATTAAGTGTAACTGTAGATCCAGTAGCACCAGCTAGTTTTACAATACTTCCTGTGATATCTGTACCCCCACTACCGATAGTAGCACCAGGAGCGACTGATTGTACGTCTGATGCATATTTACTAAGCTTAACTGCTTTATTACCTTTGGCATCAATATCTATACCAACATTTGTACTACCGCCAACTGCTGAGATTGTCACATCAGAGGATGCAGAGTTTTGTACTCGTATTCTATTGTAAGTGCTGCCATAGCTTGTTGCTGTTATAGAGATAACAGGGTTGCCAGAAGAGTCTGCAATATAATCTTCTACACTAGGTCTTTGGACACTTGGTGTTGTTAGTGTTTTATTTGTAAGTGTTGCAGTAGCTGCATTTAAAACGAGTGTGTCACTGTCTGACAATCCAGGAACATTAATGTTATGATTGCCTGTAAGAGCACCTGTAACTATTGTATAACTGTGACTAGAATCGTTATCAAGTAGCTTAACGCCAGAGAATGTGCCAAAATCGATATTGGGTGAAGTAAGGGTTTTGTTTGTAAGAGTTTGTGTTGCAGCATCAACTACAATGTTTCCTGCAGTAGCTGGAAAATCAATACTGATTTCAGAAGCTGGATCTGCTGCACCAATCTTAGTACGGAAACTTGTACCGATAATATCTAAACCACTATCTGTAAGTTGAGTTGAAGTACCACCCAAAGTGTCGCCACCAAGAGTTGTATATAACTCTGAAAAGTTAGCATTTATCTTGGTAGAAGCTTGGCGTAAAGTATCGCCAGTTTTGTCGTTAGCTACTGTACCAGTGTTGATTATTTGTCTAGCCATACCTAATCTCTTTGAGTTTATTTACATTATTTATACGTGTACGAATGGATAATGAGCAGAATCCGCTGAGTTCTCTGAATCAAATAGTGTTTGATATCTGTGCTCATCCATAGTGCTGAATGTAAGAACTGATGTTCCAGAATCTTGGTCCATAGTAATAATACCACCAGTATCTGAATCTGACATTCTGAATGAGTTTGGTGAGAGTGCTTCACGTAGCGTGACACTTGATACACTATCGAATGCTGAAAGAGCAACTGTATCGTAATGAAGATGTGCCTCAGTACGTAGCATACCAACACTGCCATCGCCTCTTTCAATAAGAGTGATATCTGCGCTTGGCATAACAGAAGCAATCTCTGTAGATGCAATCTCTGTTGAGAAGGTTGCGTCAACTGGTATACCAGCACCAGATTCTCTAACACTTTGAATCACATTACCGTTTACAAGTTCTAGAACAAGTTCCCCTGCAATGTGCGCACCCGCTGGATGAACAAAAAGTTTATAAGTTTCTAGCCAAGTACTGATAGGAATATCAGACTTGATAAGAACTGACATCACTTGATATCTTTCATCATCAGTAATATATCTCTGAGATTCTGGACCTAGTTTAGAAGCCTCAGTTTTTATCTGTTGTCCTGATGTGTTAATACTGTCAAGGTCATAATCAATATCAGGTCCTACTTTAAAAATATTATCTTTAGGATAAACAACTTGAGGGTCTGAACCATAGAACCCTCTAAAGAACTGTTCGATAGAATACTTTGTACCCTTTGATCGATACAAAAGATTACTAAACTTTATAGCTTCTCTTTTATTAACAAACCCACCAAAGTATGCTTGACCTAAAAGAAGTTCATCTTCAAGATACTGTAACAGTCCTGCTGAAACTTGAGTCGCATCTCTATTTTTATAAAGCTCATGTATCTGATTGGATGGATTACCTTCTTGTTCCATCCACTCATAATAAGCATCAAATAGTTTTATAAGATTTGGAAAATCTTCTGCAAAGTATTCTGGTAATGCGTTTTCAACTTCTGCATGATGCAGATTAAGCAACCGTCTGTTATTGTCAAGTAAAGTTTTATCTTTATGGTGAGACATTAGTTATTAGCTTCTGTGATTACGGTTGTTGTTACTGAACGATCTGGATCAAACACAATTCTTTCATTTCTTGTAGGATCAATAACACTTTGGTTTGCAGGTACTGCTGATAGTTTGATTTCAGTAGCACCCCTTTGAATAGCAGTTGGATTGAAGAAGTTTATAGTAACTGTCCCTGCCACAGCATTAAAGCTTCCTACGTTGTCTGTCACCACTTGGTTACCAGCGGCTGTTACGATTTGTAGAACATTGCTACTTAGCTTGTTTTTAATGACACAGTTTTGTGTATTAAATGTAAACTCATTTGATGTGATAGTATATGTATCGTCATCAGGTGAAGCAATAGGAACAGGGAAAAGCAACTC